TTTTAGCACTTGAAAAGTTTTTAGTATACACCATATACTAAATAGGCTGATGCCATAATGGGTTAGCCAAACTTAACTCGCTTAATAAGGAGAAAATACTATGGGCGATTTAGACGTATTAAGAAATCATTTTTTAGGGTTTGATAATGATTTCTTTTCAGATTTTTTTGTTAAAACCCCTAATACTTATCCCCCTTATAATGTAAGGGAAAAGGATGATAAAGGTCTTATTGAATTAGCAGTAGCAGGATTCAAGGAAAAAGACTTAAAAGTGGAAGTAAAAGATAATCTTCTATCCATACACGGATGTAAAGAAATAGATGATAAAAATGTTAGTAAATTATACTCTATTCATAGAGGAATAGCTAATAGAAATTTCACTAGAAAATTTAAATTACACGAACACATAGTTATTAATGGGGCTAAACTTGAAGATGGCATGCTTAAAGTGGCATATCATAGGGAAGTTCCTGAATCTGAAAAATCTAAGGTTATAAAAATACAATCTTAGTACATCATTTTCTGACTATCTTTCATCATTAACTTAAATACCCCTGCGTAGTAATCCAACATGGATGCTATGACAGGGGTATTTTCGTATTCGGGGTTCCATTTATCCATTACTTCAATAAAATCCATTCCTTTGGCTAATTTTGTTTCTATGACAAGTAAGCCTTCAGAGGTCAGTTTTACGTCAAAGCTAGCAATAGTGCTTGAAGTTACCATTAACCATTACTAACTTCTCCCAATTTTTTTGATGGATATTTCTTATTAAATTGTGATAAACTCAAATTACTGACATCCTCTCTAAAATTTTTAACCAGTTCTTTCTCATGTCCTCTTGTTTTTTTTAAATCTTCTGCTGTTTCAAATATTGCGGATGTTTCTTCCGCCTTTGGTTTATCACTCATCATAGTCTCCCTTTGTATTATAACATCAAGTCCTTTTTCAACTAATTCAAAAAATTCCTTATGTGTTTTTGTAATAAATATCTCGTTTTCAAACATAATTTTCCAATCATCTTGGTCAATGTCATTTAATTTTTGTATTCTAACTATTTTTCTTTCCATTTTCTTTTTCAATAAATTTATGTTGCGTGGCTTTTAAAACTTCTTCGGGCCAGTGGCATTGATGCCGCCATTAAATAGGAATTTGCTAAGGGTAAAAATTTTACCTTTAATTCGTCTTTTTTATCTGTCATTTTTATTCAAACTTTTTATATATTCCGCTGTTTCTCTCCCTCTTCTTTCTCCTTCTTCTTCTTCTTCTTTTTTTGGCTCATTAAATTTAATTTCACCTGCTATGGCACTATAGGCTGACATATCCATATAGGTATCCTTGCTTACAGCCCCTAATTTGGTTCTAGCCACTTTTAAAAGGCACATAAGTATGGCTACATCATGAGGAGAAACAGTATATTCCAAATAAGCTGACCATAATTGGGCTATATTACGATGATTTTCCGTTTTGTCACCATAATCCATCTGGCGTTGTCCACTAGCTAATTTAATCGCTTCATTTAAAAAATCCTTTGTTTTCATATAGATACTAAATCCTGTAAAGGAACTAGATACCCTTTAGATGTCAGATTATCTCCTCCGGAAACAATGCGGTAAGTACTATTATACACCTTTTCACGCAATCTGTCAAGAGGAATCTCAATGGAAAATAGATGTTTATCATTTTTGTCAACAATCTTGAAAATCCAAATGTCAGCTTTACTCGTTACTACGCCACTGACTTTATTTCTTGACCTAAACTCTATGAAGGCATTGCCTGTTTTATAGGCTAATCTGTCAGTTTTTAACTCATAATTCTCACGGGACTTCATCACAAGCTTTTCATGTTTTTTTCCATATTTAAGGTCTTCATTGAATTGAGTAACAGAAAAATCGTGTGTTTTTAATTCTTTTATACTTTTTGAATTATTTTCTTTTACAATGGATTTCATCAGTGTTTCTTTCCTAGGTTAACTTTTGTTATGTTACCCGACAAGTCTTCTGTCCTTGGTGTCTCCCCTTTTCGTTCTATTTCAACCATTTTATCCATGACGGCCATTTGACCCAGCGAAACAAGCCTGTCCAAGTCCGTATCCATCATTTCCATTATCCCTTTTAACACAAAATAAGCGGCGTGTACGGGATTTTTAGGGTCGGTTGTATCATATGCCATCATGTCAAACCCCGCCCCTTCTTTCATCGGTCTTAACACGAGATAAAATCTATCTGGTAATAGCGACAGCTTTTCCGTTTCATTCATAAGTTTATTTATTTCAACCATAATTTAGGTATCCTCTGTTCCGCCCACAGTATGCTGTGCTTGTCACACCATTTTCCGTAAGTTGTTTTACTTGATTTGTTAAGCTTGTTGTTTGCGTTAACAAATAAAAATCTTATGTCAATATCGGGATTTTGTTCTTTAACAAGTAAATGTTTTTGTCTGTCTGCTAAATCAAAAAATCCTTTTGTTTCTATGTACATATCTTGTTTGGCTAGATAAAAATCGGGAGTATATTTTTTAATTTTAGGTTGGTATTCAACATAATACAGTTCATATTCATACTTAATTCCATTCTTTATCAACCAATGAGCGAACCCCCTTTCAAATTCTGAACGAAAGCCCTTTCTTTTCATACAAGAGTTGTCATTCTATATCTGTTAACTGTTTCCACACATTTTGTAAAAACATCCACCAATGTCGGCGCATTCTTTCCTAATTCTATTATTGCTTTATCTATGTCAACAGAAGGCATGATAGCAAGTTTTCCTTGTCTTATTTTCAATTGCAGACTATGAAAATCATCTTTTATAATTCTTGTCGTCTTAATTATATTATCTTCCCTAAAATAGCCATCCTCACCAATCGTTTCCCTTGTAATTAGGGAATGACAATTGTCATTACCTCGCATCCATTCCATCATTTCTCCCCCGCCTTTTTTAAGGGCATTTTCCGTATACACCCAAACAGCATCCTTGTTTGATAGTATGTCTTCCTTTTTAAAAGGGGATGTCAGCCATAATACATTCATAAATTTTTAACCTCCGTATTTTTTAACTTATTATACCAAGTGAGGGGTTTGGTTTTCGCCCTTGATGTCACTCTTTCGTGTAATTGCGCCTTTGGCCAACAAAAATGTTTAAACTGGCAGTACCCGCAGATACTGTGCAGTATAGTATTTCCTGTTTCCATTCTCACACCTTTTTGTTTTCCAGACTTTGGCACATATGTCTCTTTAACTACCTTAAATAATTTTTTAAACTTCCTGTTTGATTTTAAACACTTAATATTTTTATCAGCTTTTTGCAGTACTTCTTCCCTGTCTTTACTTTGATTTTCTGGTGCTTCACATACAGCCCATTCACCTGTAACTTTATTTATTGCTATCCAACCGCCAAAAGGTACATTTTCCGCCTCAGCGTATAAATGACCTTGCATGACATATCCGAAAGGGTCATCATCCTTTATCTTATGGTAGCTACCATACTGACCAAATTTATTAATAAAACTAGCAGGACTAGCTGATTTCACATCCCAAACTTTTCCATCAATTTTTACATCATATGTGCCGTTTAATTCCGTGCTACCCACTTTTAATTTCACAGGTTCTTGTAATTTCTCTATGTTCACGCCCGCCCCGCGCATTACGGCTATGGCGGCGGATTCAATTAAATCCCCCATTAAAAATTTTATGATTGTATTATATTCAATTTCACCCTTAACTTCTTTTTTTTCTAATTGTTGTTGGCATAAAGGCTTTCCCAACCCCGACATCCTTATTCTCCATTCGGGTCTTTTATTAAATTGTTTTTCTAACGCCTTACCGCACGATTCCTTGAACTCATTTATAATTTCGGGGGAAAGTGTTACCTTTCCCCCCGTTGCGTCATAAAGAAAATTCTCTATTAGAGTATAGAGCACTGCTACTATCCGTCTAACTCGACAGCTAGGGAGTGGTCGCCATCTATTGTTTTTTGTTTCGTAGCCTCTCTATGTTTTCCCATGACACCCTCGTTTATGGATTTAACCGCTAAAGCAAATTCCTTCAGTAATCCCTTGTCCACGTCTGACAAGGTATCCGCTGAATCCTGTATCTTCACATTAATAACAAAAAAAGTGTTTCCACCCGCTTTCTGTTTTCTTGTGGATAATCCAAGATTAGTGCGTATCATCGGCTTTTTCTGTTTTACTAAACTAGCCAAAGTCGTGCTAAACGGAAGGTAGTTAACCCCCTTAGCATACAACACGCAAGGAATAGCACTAATGTCAACACTTTCGCCTGTAGCTTTTTTGCCGTCAGCCATTGTTGCAACTCCATAAATAACTTGATTACACTTAATGGAACTTTGTATAACTCGTTGTGGGTCGTTATCCGCCATTTTTTGCACGTCTTCCCTAGATAATTTTCCACACTTATAAGTTCCCGATGTATCAGCAAATTGGTCGCCTAGTGATGGCATTTGCACGCTTGATGTAAATTCCTCCGCACTATTGTCCCAATAACTGTAAGCATATAATCTAATGAATGGTCTGAACACCACCTCTTTAGAAAATACCTTGTCCCCATCAACTTGAATCGTAAAATGCCCTCTAGGCAATGGGTTTTCATTATCATCTTCAGTGTTATAATTAATGGACAGCCGTGACAAGACGGAACCTTGCCCGCCGTTATCCGTTTGTCCTGTTAACTTCATCAGTTCCGCGTCACTTATAGTGTCAAAATTTACGGGAACTGTTAAAGCGTCTATATCTTTACCATTTTCAGCCATTGGTTTTATAAACCTCCTTCATGTTGAGCCAATCATCACCAAGCTTCAACTCAATTCCAATCGGCATCGTATATTTAAAGCCATAGCGTCTTTCACACTCATTGGATAAACACATCATGGCCTCCTTTAAAGTTTTGATAGCTTTCTCTTCTTCTTCTGGATACACATCCAAAACAATGCTATCATGTACTGTGTTGCATATAATAGTCTTTAAATTTCGTTCTGTCAACAAGTTTTTTAATTTAATTAGTGCTATGGGCAGTAAGTCAGCCGTAGCAAATCCTTGTACAGGATAATTTTTTATAGCGGTGGAATTTGTCACACTACCACTACGCAATCTCTCCACGTTAGGGAAAAAGTACTGTCTTCCAGAAGGAAGTATCACTTTATTCGTCATAAAAGCGTCATTCTGCAGTTTCCTGTGCCACGCCGTCACGCCTATGTATTTATTCTTAAACGCCCTGTAATAATGCATTTGCTTGGGTGTACCTAAAATACCCCCATAAAGCGGTTTAAAGGTGTCAGATTTCGCTTTTTGCCGTGACACGCCCAGTATCTTAGCCGTATATGCGTGAACATCAACATTATTTATCACATCCTTGTAAATTTGCTCATCATCAGCCAAAAATCCCGCCACTCTGAACTCCAACTGGGCGTAATCCCCTTCAAGTATCTTTCCGCCCTTCCACCTAGAAACGATGCATTCCCGAACGGGAAATGTATTGCCCCTAGGCATGTTTTGGAAGTTCGGGCTACGGGAGGATAGCCTGCCAGTACTTGTCACGCATTGCATGAATTGAGGATGAATTTTTTTGTCATCCGATATGGAACTTTGCATTCCTTCAACAAAAGTACGCAAGTACGTTCGTACGGCAGAATAGCGTACATACTTTTTTAGAAATTCGTGAATGGCATCGTCAGCAGTAGATAAATAACTCTCCAATATGTTTTTGTCGGTTTTAAATCCCATTGCGGAACAATCAATGACATTTCTCGGTTTAAGTCTTAGTCCCGCCCTCTCATTAGTGTTTGTAAACAGTAACCCTTTTGTGTCACAAGTTTTGCATTTTCTTTTTATATTACTAGGTGTTCCATCTTTTTTTATGTAAGTGTACTTTCCTGTACCTTGACAGTTATGACAAATAGTTCCGTGCGTTTTAAACACGGGTCTAGCCATAGAATTTATTTCCATATAAAAATCTTGCACAGTTTCAAAATTAGTTCTTCGTTTAGGCTTGCGCGTGTTTCCCCTTAACTCATACCCAATATTAAATACTGTCGCCCATCTTTTTTTGTCGGTCAGTTTCATCGAATAAAAAAGTACCGACCTGTCCTCTGGTGAATCCAAGTTAATTGGAGTGTCACCCATGAAGTTCTTTACCTTTTCATTCAGATATTTTTCCAAGTCAACAAGTTCTTTTTCAAACTTAACTTTTATCGCTGACAGGGTATCTGTATTAATATACAATCCGTTCATTTCTATGTCAGCTAAAACTTTTGTCAGTTCCATAGACATTTTTATTGTTGGTGCTATTCCGTTAGGCATTAGTTATCCATAAATTTATTATACATTTTATCTGCTAATTCTTTTTTACCTATACTTCTGCAATAAGCAACAAGCATACCTACATCATAAGTAATATTAGAATAGTTCTCTATACATTCGTAGTCTTTTTTTAAATCCTTGTATATACTTACTATTAAATTTCTTATTTCTTTTATATTAATTGCCATATAAATCCTCCCAATTCATTTTTAACTTGCTCAACTGCGCCATAGCCAATTGATAAGTGCTTTCAACATCCTGTTTACCATACTCTTCTACAATAGTCCAAGGTATTCTTTCATAGGATGTATTATTCTTCATAAATGGTTGAATTAATTCACTTTTTTTCTGTGCTACACCTTTTCTTTTACAGCAATCCTCCAATGAAAATCCCCACTTGATGCCCCGCGCCATAAGATATTCCATAACCATCGTGTCGTGCAATTTTTTGTCGTAAGTAAATCCACATTGCACCAGCCAACTGTAATCAAATTTTATGTTATGTCCTATGAGAACATCAGTTCTATCCAGAACATCCTGTAATTCTTTTTTTGCGTTAGACGTTGGTGGTTCATCACGATGATAAAAACATAGGTACTTAACAAAGTTGTCATCCATCTTATAACCAACTGACACCAACATATTTCCGTTAAAAGGACTGGATATCTTATTTCCTTTTTCATCAACATCAAAAGAAGTTTCTACATCAAGCGTTGTTATCACTTTCAAAAACTCCTCTCCTAATGCTTATTGTTGCGTGGCGTGACCCGTGCCAACCATTTAATTTATTCTTGCTTATTGTTATGCATCTATTCGGGTCAGACAAATCATTATTGTCAGCCCCTCTTCCTATGCCAATAATTAAATCGGCTTCACCCGCTTTTCCTGTTCGAGAATTATCTAGCATAGAATAGTCAATTATGGATTTTCCTTCCGCCTCATAGCTTGCTTGGGACACAGCCCACAACAAGCATTCGTGCCTTTTGGAAATTTCCCTTGCCCTAACATAAACTTCCTTTAATTTTTCATCCGTTCTATTGTATGTACCAGAAATATGAACCTTGTCAAGTTGGTCTATGAACATAACATCGGGTCTGTAAATTCTAGCGTATTCATTTATCTCATCTATGTGCGTTCCCACACTGTCAAAAACCGTCAAGTAAGGTTTTACATTTGTCAAGTACTCTTCCTTGTAGTTTTCCAGATTGTCAGCTATCTCTTCCTTTGTTTGATTGAAGTAGGATTGTATTATGCGAAGTTTAATCCTAACAGCAGGTTCTTCATTAGCCCAGTATGTCACCTTTTTTCCTTGTCTGATATATCCAGATGCATTAAAACTCGCGAATGTCGTTTTTCCTATTTCGGGTCTGGCAAACACTATGATGAAATGCCCCCTGTCCAATGAAGGAACATTGTCACCGATTGTCAGTAGTCTATGTCTAAATTCCCCCTCCATATTATCCAGATTAAATAATTCTTCTATATCCTCTTCCACCTCGTGAAAAGTTTCGCTACCCACCATATTCTGTTCATCCAGCATTTCAACTAAACGTCTTAATCCGCCTATGTCCTTGTCAGCCCCTGTGTAAATGTCAACAGCCTTTTCGCCTATCTCTTTTGCCTGTTGTCTAGCCCAGAAATTTTTTATGGCATCAAAATTCAGTTCCGATATGGAACTATTTTCATCGAGTTCATCTATCGTATCCACTATGTTCTGCTTTGTCGCCTTCGGTACTGCGGGATACAAATCAGCGTGCATAACTTTTAGTTCCCGCAATGTCAGTATTTTTTCGGGGTACTTGTCGTGTATCTTCTCAATTAGGGTATATAATATGCCGTAGTCCCTGTTGAACATCCCCTTGTCAATGAATCTGCGAACCTTGTTATAGTGCTCGTAGTTAAGGCAAATAGAAAGAATTTCAGTATG